GCTCATCCACGTGAGTTAGAACTCCCCCTGGAACTGCAGTTTGCTATGCGTAAGGCTGAGCTTGAAGCTCAAGAAATGACGTGGGATCAACTTTACGCAGCTCTTTTAAATTTGTATCAGCGGCGCCTGATTGAATGGGCAGCAATCAAAGATATTCTGCAAGATGAAAATATTGAACTTGAGTTTGATAACCCATCACAACTGGAACTCGTGGAACTGGCCATGATGTGCCAGTACGATGATGATGACGATGAAGAAGATGACCGAGAAATGTCAGTCTTCTGAAACTTGAGTTAAACGTTCAAGATACCACTGAGCTTTTTTGAGGGACTCTACACCACCCTTGTGGCGCTCCCTCCATAAATATTTCACACAATTTCCTTTTAGATAACCACGGTATTCTTCTGTGGTTAACTGCGCTTCAATTGCTTCAATACACTCGATACCACCCTCTGTGTAGTGCGGGGGATGGTTAACCACATCTACTGGCTTAGCCTGGGGCATAGGACAAAAATCGTCCGTACACTCTCCTATCGGACTAAACCACGCCTTTTCTTCGATAATTCGATCTCCTCTTCCGGCATCCCCTCCAGATCCAATACTAAAGCTTGAGGTTTGGGTTTCGCTCCCATCGCCATACCCTGTTCCGCGCTCGGAATATAACCGGTCAGTCCGCATCGCTCTCCTCCTTCCAATTGTAGGTTTTGGCGTTCACGACTTTCTTGCGTTAGCACCAAGCCTCTATTGTACAGATCCTGAAGAGGAACGTCGTGTTTTTCGTTATCTAATTCTTGACCAAAGTCCATGAGACTTAGGCATCGGTTTTTAACTTCATCGTTATTCGTGATGAAGTTATCTAAGAAATCATTCATTGATGACACCGCGTGCATCATTGTTATATCTTGGCCTGAATTCCTTCAAGTAAAATAATAACATGGCAAGATTTTTAGACCCTACATACGACCCCAGAAACAGGTCTGGTACTTCAGCAGCAGAAGTAACAGATCTTAATCCGGAGCAGGCGTATGACACTGACGTACGTCGACTTGACGATACTGAGCGGGAGATTGCAGACGAAGTTGACGTTCGCAATATCAGGCAGCAAGATCGAGTTGCCAAGTATATGGCAGCAGCTAAAACTGCTGGTGCATATAGGCAAAGGGCTTCCATTGATGAACCACAGATTCGTGGTAGGACTCCTAGGAACGAAGCAATTATTGACGGCGTAACTCTACCCAGTCAAGGTGATTCTGGTGGGCGAAGCGGAAGTACCAGCTACGCCCGTAAGCCAGAAGCTTTTTCGGGTACCTTCAGGGGATTTAGTTAGACCTGACTAAAGACCACTTCTTTCTTTTGGTCTTGATACTTACCCTTTCTCATCTGGTAATCAACTTCACATTCATTACCACGGAAAAAGAGAAGTTGGCAAATACCTTCGTTTGCATAGATGCGATTAAAAAGCGCAGTGCAATTACTGATTTCAAGAGTTAAATGACCCTTCCATCGTGCTTCTGCTGGAGTTATATTTGCCATAATTCCAGACCTGGCGTACGTACTTTTTCCTACGGCAACTACAGTCACATCTTTAGGAAGATCCAAGTATTCTTCTGCAACTCCCAAACAGTAACCAAAGGGAGGAAGAAGAAAATACTGTCCTTTTTCATCTTCAAGTAATTCGGCTGGCTTAAGAATATCTGCATCAAAAGCCTTTGGGTCGCAATCACCAGACTGAACGCGGCCAAAAACTAAACACTGTTTCGATGATAAACGAATATCATAACCATAAGAACTAAGACCATAACTTAAAAGACGCCTACCGCCTTCTTCGTTAATAAGACGACCCTGGAACGGCTGAATCATCCCGTGGTCAAGTGCCAGTTGTTTAATTTCTTTGTCGGAAAGAATGCTCATGGTCTCAATCAAGCCTACAAATTCTAGCCGATTTAGTAGATTACACGCCCCTTCTCGCTGTAAATTTCAACAAAATTTTGGGTTGCTTCTTCAATATTTTTCTTGGGTTGCAAATACACGACAAAAGAAGTACAGGTGTTTCTTTTTTTAATTTCATCTGTCATTACAAAGTGTTGATACAAATTAGGTCTCGTTTTAAGAATACAGACTGGAAAATCAAAAATATCTTGACAATACAAAAACATATCAGGAGCATTTGCAAAATAAATACCTTGTTCTACTTCGCCAGAAAGCCATTTACGTTTTAATGTTTTCCACCACAAAGCATAACTAGAAGTCAACGTTGGAGATAGGCCGCGAGTCATTTTCCAACGTTGAGATTTTTTATGCCAAAAATAAGAATGTCTTGGTGGAAATACATAAACATTTCCAAACCAATCCATTTCATTTAATCCATCTTCTTTTGGCGTATAAAAAGCTTTTGCATTTACATACTCATTTGCCTTCTTGGAACTTGCCGGATCAAGCGTAATACCGCCCATAACAAGATGAGCAGAATCAATTAGATCGTTATTAGTGATCCATTCGTAATCTTCAATTTTTTTGTTACCAAGGTATCCAGGCATTAGCTTTCGGCAACCTTGTTGTAGTCAACTTCTAAATATCTAATTCCTTCTTGATCATTTAAAATATAACCAGCCTTTTCTTCTGGGTCAATCTTTTGTGCAGCTTGAAGAATACGCCTAAAGGTTTCCGCTAAGTCCCCATTATTGTCACGTTCGCATTCTTCTTGTGCCGCGTGGAGTTCTTTAAGGGTCAAATAAAACATTGACCTTTCTACTTGTTCTGGTTGAAAGCACATAACACCAGGACCTTCGGTGTCCCAGAACTTGGAAAACATCTGACCCATGTCTCCTAAAATAAAAGAAACAGTCGTATTAAGCATTTTTGCTTTATCCTCTTCCAACTCTGGTCCGATTACAGAAGCAAGTAGTTTTTCGCGTCGATTCATTTTTTTACTAGTCCCTGACGAATAAGTGTATCACGCATTTTGAGTAACGGTTGGTAAATTACAACCATCTTTCCAAGAACACCTCTTTTCTTAATAAGTTTTCCATTAACATCTCTCATCTTGTCAAACTCACCAGCTCTGATAAGATACTCGGCTACGCAACGCAGCCTTCTTTTTAAAGGCAAATCGGCATTGGGAAACTTACCACAGATGGTATCTGGCGTCATATCCTGGAACGCCATACGCAATCTATTGGCTAAGGTCATAGCAAACGTCGGATCTTCTTCTTCATAATTTTTTAAGTTTTCTAAATATCTTTGCAGCGTAGCAGTATCAAAAGAGCCTGAAGGAGGAATAAAAATTTCTACCTGTAACACCAGAGACTCTGGAAGAACCTCACTATAATTTTGTATAGTGACATCTGATATAGACCAATTCGTAAAACGATGTGACATTAGATTTCTTCAGTAATGGTTTCATCGTCAAAATCTGGAGTTTTTGGTACATTTCGATTTGGAATATGTGTATCTTTTTTTTCTCTTTTTTTGGTGTCGTACAAAGCTATGCCAGCGACAGGATAAAAAGAGTGCATGGTAATTTCTGGATTTTTAACGAAATTTTTAATTAAATTGTTCCAGGGAATTCGAATGGTTTGACGCCTGATGTCGGTAGCCTCAATATTGATGTAATGAATTCCATACTTCCATCCAGCTTTTGGATTTTTCTTTCCAGAGATAATCCAATTTCTAATTGTTTGATCTGAAACTCCTAATCGACGAGCGCACTCTTCTGTAGAAATATATTCATCTGCATACACCTCAGGACAAACTAGGTCGGTTTCCTTGTTTTGGTAACGTGAATGCCACATGGATGCAAGGATGTTTTTAATTCCTTTCAGCTCATAAGCAATGTCTTCAAGACCTTTTCTTAATCCGTGATTCATGCCAACAATTAAGCTGATTAAATGCTAGTCTTTTTGTAAACGATCTGCTTGTTTTATGGAAAATTTTTCTCCCGAAGAAGTTGTCAGCAGTAAGGAGCCTCCTCAGACTATCCCACTACCTGCTCAAATTACTCCAGAAGACCTGGAACGCATGAAGCAACAAGCTCGTGATTTGGCTATCGCCCAATACTACTCACAACAACAAGCTCGTGAATCTACCCCTCAAGTTCAACTTTCAACCCCTGTGACCAAATCAACAGAACCAAAAGTCGCATACGAAATTAATCAACCTATACAAATCCCAACCAAAGTAGTGTACGTTCGCAGGAACTTAACAATTGCAGAACTTTTGGTGATTTTTGCTGTGTCTTGTGGTCTTGTGTACGGAATTCCAGCAGCCTGGAGTTTTGTTTCTCAAAATGTTCCGCGCATTGAAATTAAAATAAAATGAGAAGTTGGACGACCTATAATCACTTATAAGGCTTTGTATTCTTATAAGTGGCAAATAGAAGGATTACCGAACTGCCTTCCGTTCAGGGAAATGAGTTAGCAGAACAAGATCTGCTGACTCTTGTTCGGGTGTTTGAAGTTGACCCAACATTAAAAAATAAAAAAATTACTCTTTCGGAGTTTAGTAATTACCTTAATACAAAATATTTAACTTTTAGCGGCGGCACCATGACTGGGCCGCTCATTGTTAATAGTAGTTTAACTGTTGCCAGTGGAACCCATCTCAACACAGTTACAGTTACTGGTGATGCCAGTTTTAATAGTGTTTTTGTTGAGAGTGGGCTAACTGTTACTGGAACTTTTAGTGGCACCACAATTACTGGCACGACAGTAAACGCAACAAACGCAACATTCCAGAATTTAAATGCCAGTGGACATAACGTTCAAGGAGATTTAACTGTCTCCGGAAATTTATTTGCTCTTGGTAATTCGTTCTTTTCTTCTGGAGTAACAATTACCGGTACTTTGACAGGCACCACAATTACAGGAACGTCAGCCAACTTCTCTTCCGGTGTTTTTACTGAACGAATTTCAGGCGTTTCTATAACGGGAAATACGGCTAATTTTACAACTATTACAGGAGCTACTGGAGTATTTACTTCAGTTCTTTCTGGACTTTCTGTCACAGGAGTTTTTGCAAATTTTAGTAATATTACTGGAATTGTTGGTGTATTTACGTCACAAATCAGTGGTAACACAATCACTGGAACTGTAATTAATACCACCAGTGGCAACATTAACAGTTTGAATGTGGGGGCCAGTGGCCTTGTATCTACCGGAACAATAAGTGCGCTCAGTGGTGTAGTTGCAACCAACTCCGGCACTTCTGTCAGCGCTTGGAATCTACAAGCTTTAGATGGACTTCAGGTAAGTGGGTTGTCAAGTGTTAATACAATCACTGGTAATTCAGCTTTATTTACTGTTGTCACAGGTATTACAACCACCGGTACGACGGCCAACTTCAGTTCGGGTGTTTTCACCACTCAGATCAGTGGCGCAATAATTACCGGTAATGCTGGTCAATTTGGCACTCTCACTGGAAATACTGCAGGTTTCACAACGATTACCGGTACCACCATTACTGGCACTCAAATTCAAGCAGATAGCGCAAATTTCACTGCCAATATTACAGGCGTAACTATTACCGGTGTTACCGCCAACTTCCAATCAGGTGTTTTTACTACGCAAATTTCTGGAGCAACCATTACTGGAGATGCTGGCCAGTTTGTAACCCTAACTGGAAATATTGGACAATTTTCTGAACTATCTGGAATTTCCGGAGTATTCACTACGCAAATTTCTGGCGCTACCATTACTGGAGATTTGGTTCAAGGGACGTCTGGTGTATTTACAAACCTGTTAGCTAGTAATTTATCTTTTACTTCTGCAACAATTAGTGGCGATTTATTTGTACAGGGATCTGGTTATTTCAGCTCCGGTATTAACGTAACAGGCGTTGTCTCAGGTCAAACTGTTACTGGAGCAAGTGGACTATTTACATCTCTTTCTGGTGACACAGCAGGATTTACTTCTGTAACAGGACAAACTATTACGGGGGGAATCGCCAACTTTGTTTCAGGCGTATTTACTACTCAGGTTTCCGGAATCACCTTTACTGGTAACACCGCACAATTTACAGTTGTTACAGGACAAACTGCTGGTTTTGGTACGATAACCGGTGGGACAATCACGGGAGACACTGGATTGTTTACAAATATTACAGGTAGCACATTACATGTAACCACCCCCTCTGGAGGGTCACCAGCCATAATTTGTTCAGGGGTTGTATCAGGAGACGCAAGTGGGTTTATAATCCAAGGACCGCTGATTATCTTACCCTGAGTTAAACTTGTAAATAAGCTATTTAATTGACATGGCATACGGTTCGTTAAAAGTAGATAACGTTATCTTTACAAACGCAGGCGGTGATCAAACAATCACTGTTTCAGGTATTGTTGAGTCAATATCTGGAAACCTTTTAGCGACCGGAACAGTTTCAGGGGCTGTAATTATTGGTTCAACTACAGTATCTGGCGCAACACTTACAGGAACAACTCTTGGACTTGGTACTGGCGGTATTTTATTTGCAAACGGGACAACACAAACAGGAGCTGTTAATACCAGTACTTTTGCAACTGTTACAGGCGCTCAAACCTTTACTGGTGGGCAAAGAGGGTCAGTTGTTACTGTTGCATACGCCACTGGAATTCAATTAAATTTAGGATCGGGCAATAATTTTCAAATCACATTAACTGGAAATACTACTCTTCAAAATCCAACTGGTTTGGTTTCTGGACAAGCTGGAATTGTAACAATTATTCAGGGAAGCTCTGGTAATACAATGGCGTTTGCTACCGGCTGGCAATACCCCGGTGGTTCTGGCAGTGTACCAGCACTTACTACTACAAGTGGAGCAGTAGACTTGTTAGTTTATTATGTAAGAAACACCTCAAGTGTTGCCTACCGCCTGGTACAAGACATTAAAGCTTGATTTAATATGTCTATTTTAAATGGATCCAGTGCGATTGGTTTTTTAGCAGCAGATGTAGCAGATACTGGCTACACCATAGAAAGATCCGTTCGGTTCAATAGTAGTGACAGTGCCTACTTGTCCCGCACCCCAGCATCTGCTGGCAACCGCAAGACGTGGACCTGGGCGGGGTGGGTGAAGCGGAGTGGGCTAGGTGCCACCCAAATGTTTTTTGGCACTACGGGAACCACCGACGCTACATAT